AGCAGTACCAGCAGTACCCACAGTATTCGTTTGTCCTCCAGCACCTCCACCACCAGAACCACCATCGCCTGTTCCAGCAGCATTAAAATCTACTATTCTAGGAGCAGGACTTGCACCTCCATTAGCTCCTCCTCCGCCTCCAGCGTAGGTAACTGGACTACCGCTTACTGAACTAGCTGTTCCAGCCCCACCATTACCTCCAACAGAAGGTTCCGCAGGAACACCCGGAGCAGTGGCTGTAGTTGTACCAGCACCAGTAGCACCTCCACCACCAGAACCTCTATAATTATCTCCACCAACAGAAGGAAGACCAGAACCAGCACCACCAGCATTTCCTTGTGATGGACTTACAGGAGGAGTATTTCCTGCACCAGCATCACCTCCGGGTCCTCTTCCAGCAGCACCTCCACCTGATCCACCAGCACCTCCCGGTCCTGCATCACCACCGCCTCCATAACCTCCTCCTTCAGAAGTTATAGAAGAAAAAACTGAGTCACTACCTTGTGATCCCGGATTTGCATAAACATTAGGAATGCTTGGATGCGTAGCAGGGGCTGATGTAGGGGCTCCTGCACCACCACCACCTACTGTAATAGGATAATCTGTAGAAGCAGTAACAGGAAAACTATCGTCAGTAGAAGTACGGAAACCTCCACCACCGCCACCACCTGCAAAACGACTTCCGCCACCTCCTCCTCCAGCTACTACTAAATAGTTAGCAATAGTGGATTTTGATCCAGAAGTAAAAGTACCTGAAGAAGTAAAAGGAGTTATTTTAAGTGCTGTTGTAGGGTCGTTGTCAGTTCCTATAATTCCACCATTAGAAAGAGCCATAATTTTCTCCTATAAAGCTGTCCAACTTAAACCAGAAGCATTCCATTCATATTTGGTTTCTGTGCCTACACCTATAGAATTATCAGACCAAGTAGAACCAAGCCATTTTTGATTATCTTCATCCCAAGAAGTAAATACAGTTAAACTGTTTTCTTCTAAATCATTTGGATAAGTAACTGGTGCGTTCCAATCGCCACTTGAATCGTTTGTCCAAGAAGCATAAGGTTTAGGAAGAATAAACATATCCTTTCCTGAATCATAAGTATACCCTATAGCAGCATACTGTTTTCTAAAATTATGATTATAAGACGTTTGTTTCCAAGCTACTCCCCCTGTGCCATAAGGCACAATGGTTGTAACAAAAGTTTCTGCATCAGCGTGTTTATCCCCGCCATTTGCATCTACGTCTTCGTTAGAAACTACAATTACTCGTAATACTTCGTTGCTGCTATTTAATTCCGCAAAGTGAGCCATAATTATTTCTCCTATGCGTCATTAAGTATTTCATACGAAATCAAGTAATTTAAGTCACTGTTAGCACTTGCTCCGCCTTCGATCAAGTCGCCTTCTTCCAGATACAATCCCCAGTTCTTATCAACAAGAACTAGCGTTGCATCCGCAGGAACTGCAATCGTGGAAGCAAAAAGCACAACAGAACCACCACTTTTAATAATACCCATTGTTACTGTAGCGGAATTAGTGCCGTCTATATTGGCAATAATTATGCTATTAACTTTAACAAGTGTTTCAGAAGCTGCCGTCAACAAATCGGTGGTAGTGGTAGTGGTTAATGCACCAGTGACACTTTCACCTGTAATTGTTGTGACATCTACTAGATTGGGATTCGCCATATTTTTCTCCTAAGTTTATCCGAACACCATCGCCATAGCGATAGCCTTACCCACAGACGCTTTCGTGTCTATTTGAGTTTGTATTGCTGATGTAACTCCATCAACGTAATTTAATTCTGTTGCCGTAGCCGTAACATTAGTACCACCTATATCTAGCGTGGTCATGGATACTTCTCCAGCAACCGTTAAAACACCACTAGCTAAAGTCATTAAATCCGTATCGGATGTATGACCAATAGTAGCACCATTAATATTTACATTGTCTACTACGGCTTGGGTTACAGCAGAGTTGGTTCCTAAAGTAACGGCATCTATAGCACCGCCATCAATGTTCACGCTTCCCATAGCAGTTGTGCCAGCAAAGCTAACATCGGTAAATAAATCATAAACAATACCGCTTGAACCACCGCCATCGGTAGCCACTACTTTTACGTTGCCATTGGGGATGGTAACAGTAGCCCCTGACCCTTGTTTGATAACCGTATTATATCCCCCCGATGTGGCATTTTCGATTATCCATATTTTAGACACGGTATCGGGTGCTAAAGTAATCGTACTGGCTTGTGATAAAGTCCCCGTTAATTTGACATAAATTTTACGAATGCCGTCTGCTGTCGCATTCGCCATCGTTATTGTTTGTGTTGACGAATCTGCCAACGCTTCGGTTCCATACGCAAAGGCTTCCCCAATCAATTCCAAGTTGGTATTGGTGGATGTACCCCAGGTTCCAGACTCATCGCCTGTGGCGATTTCTTTGAGTCTTAAATTATTTACATAAGTTGCCATATTTTTATTCTCCGTTTCTTATTATATATACATTTGCTAAAAAATTAAGCAGCAATTTCGGTCCAATCTGGAGTTTGGCTACTATCTACTAAGCCCCAAACTAATAAACTCGTTATTCCACCTGTTCCCACCTGTCCTGTTAAGGTCATATTAACATCCAAACTAAAAGTAAAGGAACCATTTACAACACCTGTAGCTGGAATATCTCCAACTATTTGAATCGTATTTTCTGTTGCTGTCGTTATACTTCCAACTGCACCAGTACCCGCTACTGTAGTTAATGCTTGATTACAATCTCCAGTAACGGTTTCGTCACCTTGTCCTGTTGTTCCAGCGTGCCCTGTAACTCCGTGTAATGCTGCACCTGTCGTGGCTAAAGTTCCTACTGAACCTGTTCCAGCTACACCAGTTTCAGGGACATTAGCTGTTCCCGTCACACTGGCAATAGAAGTTACTGCTCCAACACTACCTAAACCAGTTTCCGTTATAGTAGCTCCTCCAGTAGCTACAACACTTCCTAAAGCTGAAGTCCCTGCTAATCCTGTTAAGGAAACAGAAATAGGAATAGACGCAACCACTGTGCCAACTGCCCCTGTGCCAGCCAATCCTGTTAATGTAACAGGTATAGGCTCACTCCAAGTCAGTTGACCCCAAGTGCCTCTACCCCAGCCAGTTATATTAGCCATAGGCTAAATTTACGCTATTCTTATTACAGCGTTACTTGCGTCAGCAGTGGGGAATGTAATTGTAAAACTACCAGCTGTAGAGGTTTTATCTCCACCAAAATCAAAAACCGCAACCGCAGGATCGCCTGTAGCCGTGTCGTTGAAAATCATGCACCCTCTAGCAGTAATCGTACAAGTACCAAAAGTCAAATCAGCAAAATCCGTGAACGCAGTCGTTCCAGACGAAGTAGGTTCAACTTTAGTTAAAGTTCCACCCTTTGCCGTGTAATTGGTTCCTGTTGCTTCCTGACTCGTAGAGTAAGCAGTAGTGGCAGCACTCATAGTAGCTGAACTGGTATAAAGAGCCAGTTTAAAAGTGTTCCCACCTGTACTAAAATTGTGCTTGGCTTGCAAGAGTTCTTTCTTGAAGCTGGTGCACATCGCTTGTGTTATCGCCATTATAGTCTCCTAATAATATTAGCTAGGTCATTATGACCTTGTTTTTCTAATGCGTTGCATATTGTGCACATGTGGTTATTCACCGCTTCTTGCATATAATACGCAACAACCTTTTTGCATGCTTCTTTAAAAGCATGTGCTTGTGCCCTTATGGGTGCAGGGGCTTCATTACTAATAGAGATTAATTTATCCGTTGCCATTTTTGCAACTTCCTCTACCGAATGCCCTCTGTAATTCTGTGTTTTAACATCTAAATCACCTAATTCTAATGTAAAGTCTTGTGTTTGCATCAGTATTTTTTAGGCTCTACTATTAAACCTTCTTGTATTTGCCCATCTTTCCTTCCAGAAAGCCCTATTGGGATAGCCTGTTGTTTTTCTACTTCGGACCATCGTGTTATTTTTAATTCATCTTCTTCTGTTCGGTAACTAACAAAAGGATCTTCAAGTCTATGATACCCATACATTTTTTCCTGGATAGGTATATTAGCATCTAATAATCCTGAAGTTAATGCTGTTTGAACAATAATACCTTCATCTATACATTTTGCCAACCAAAATTCACAACAGCCTCGTCCTTGCTCTGCAAAGTGCAAATTACCTTTATAACTAAAATCAGCCCCAAACATATTTATTCCACTTACTTTATTCCATAAACCAAAAGCAATCGCATAGGCAATAGTATTGTTAAAATAACCACAATCTAAATCTAAAACAATGCTTTTAATTGGGTATTCCTCTAATGCAGGAACTCTATTATCTAATTCACAGGTATAAATAGGATATTCAATAGTAGGTAAAACTTCTCTCATCATCACTGTCATATTGCCCGCATCATCGGTATCAAAGAAACGGCTTACAGGGTCCATAATAAAAGCTCTATCTACATTTTTTAAAACTCCTACCATAGCATTTATAGCCCACACTTCATCAAATTTTTTACTGTGCGTAACCATTTTGTGATAATCCAATTGACTATTACCCATGGCAAGGATGGCTATATTTTTACCTTCTAAATCTGGAACTGGCTTTTTCAACATCATTGCGGTGCCATTCTAACATTATCGTAACGAGTTTCATCCTTAATGTCTTTAGATTCCCCTAAAAATTTTAATCCAGTGATGGCGGTTTGAAAACGTTGTTCATATAGCATAGTTTCTTCAGGAGACATTTTTATAAAAATAGCTCCTTCTACCAAACACCCATATAACATAGCATTAGACGCATTTGTTGAAAGCCAAGTTTTACCAGTATCTCCAGCCACAGTTAATGAAGCGGGTCTATAAAAATAATGTAATTCAAAAGTAAAATCACTATTTGGAGTAGGTGCCAAGATAAATGTATCGTCATCAAACTGCGCATAGTAAAGGGGTTCTCCTGTTGTAGCTTCGGCAGGAGTATAATCTCGGATCCAGGTAACGTGTTTAAATAACAAATAACTGTAATTACTATCACTATCTATTACGGCTAAACTGTCGGGAGATAAAAAATCACTTGGAGTAGCTAAATAGGTATTACTAGCTGTTCCTGTTCCCGTAGCATTCTTACGAAAAACAGGTAACTGTACCGATTTTAAAATTCGTTCTTCTGTTTGTTGGATAAAGGTATCTAAGGTACTTGTAAAAGTTGTTTCATCATTATCTAAGTAATTCTGAATTGCCGTTTTTAATCCACTGTATGTAAATCCTGCCATTAGTTTGTACTCACTGTTAAATCACCTACTGCACCTGTTCCTTCTTCTCCACTAAACATAGTTCCTATGGGATCATCGGTAAATGTCATCATATTGGTTCCTGTTGCATCAATCACTGTTTGTGATGGATCAACTGTGGTAACTTTTCCTAATTGAGACTGGGGTAAAGGAACTTCAGGACGAGGTTGCCACAACGCTTCTGCATCTGCTCCAACCGCAACGGGATCAATTTGTGGATTTTTAGGTTCATAACACTCAGGGCATACTT